AAGGTTAGGTTAAGGATAGGATAGAGGAAGCGATTCCTTATGATTTAAACGGATGAATTTCAATATGTGGTTTTGAAGGTATATGTTATATTTATAAATTGAATATGATAATATAGAGAAACGGATGACGGGGTGTGGCTCAGCTTGGCTAGAGCGCCTGGTTTGGGACCAGGAGGTCGCAGGTTCGAATCCTGTCACCCCGATTCTAATATATGCGCGAGTGGCTCAGTGGTGGAGTATCGCCTTGCCAAGGCGAGGGTCGCGGGTTCGAATCCCGTCTCGCGCTCTCAAAAGTACCGTAACTACGGTACTTTTTTTAATGCGTGTTGCATTTCGTGTTGCATGAACCTTAAAAATTCCTTTTTTGACTCGCGACAATCTGCTTTATCATATAGGGTAAGCCACGCCTGGTACTTGCTCATATCCAAATCAATTTCCTCCGGTTCCACGATTTTTTCAAAGTATGTATCGATGATATTATCCACCTTTTCACGTTCTTCCGAAAAGGTCTGCATGTAAACTTTTTTCATTACCTTGTCAGATTTCCAGCCGCCGCGCTCCTGGGCATACTTGTCAGGTATGCGAAGCAGTGCCATGACAGAAGCACTTAAATGCCGTAAATCATGAAAGGTGATATGCGCCATGCCGTTGTCGTCCTGCAGCTTAATCCACCGGTGATACAAGGCCCGGCCACTGATGGGGACCAGGACGTCTCCATCCACTTGGTCGATAAGCTGCTTGATGTAAGGCGGTATCCGATGACGCCGGTTCCGGGCTGGATTTTTACCCATGTCTTTTCTTTTGGCCTCTTTACCTACGTCTACCACGACTTCCCGAATTGTGATATAGTCCCCGCTGATGGATTTAGATTTTGTCAGGCCGCGGACCTCCGACATGGAAAAAGAGAGCCACGCTGCCAGGAGTACCGGCAGCTCTATGTCCGTCCCCTTGATGATGCGCATCACGTCGGCAGCGGAAGGGAGTTCCACTATTCGTTCCATGACCTGCGGCAGTTCGATTTTTTCAAAGTTCAGCTCTTTTTGGTATTTGTTCAGCACGGCCGTGACCAGGCCCCACTCATTTTTCAGGCGTTTTGGTGATATTGGTTTCGGGTTCCTGGCGCGCTTTCTTGATGGCCTCCGGGCTTCCACATTAATGGCTTCCTGTAAGATTTCTTCATCCAGCTCCTTCAATTTCGTGTCCATGATATCCCGGAAGGCATTTTTCTGGATGCAGCGGTAGTCCTGTATTGTGGTAGGTGACCGGTTGATAGCCTCCCGACTCTCTATGTAGGCGTCAATGGCCTCAGACAGGGTCATGCTCCTATACTCATGGCTCTTCGGCCGTTTCTCCTTGTTAAGCTGGAATAGGGCGGCTGCGGCCTCTGCTTCTTTCTTTCCGCGTGGCGACGGGTCATCGCTGGTGAAGGATTCATAGACCCGCTTGCTTTTGGTTTTTCCTGTCTTTTCGTCAATCACTTTTTCCGTATGGCTGAAGGCCTGGCAGCGCCAGGAGCCTGATGGTAGTTTTTTTGCTGTTGCCATTATATCATCCTTTCCTGTTGCGATATCGCAACTTTTGGGTATAAAAAATACGCCCCTTGCCAGGACGCTCTGAGGATGATATAATTTATTTGCGAGATAAAGTATATCTTCCGGAGCAGTCCGGTAAGACTATCTATGTAAAAGCCGTTCAGTGTTGGTAGCACCGGGCGGTTTTTATTTTACATTATTTATCAACTGTATTAAGATATTTCTATCCCAAAGCTTTACGCCCAAAATCCGGGCTTCTTCAATTGCTTGGTCGGTGAAATATCGATTTGATAACACAACAGCAATATCTCTTTTATATATACTTTTACCAGTGTGAGCCTCCTGAATCGCTTTATTTCCTATATTTTCAGAATAACATTTGCATTGTATAGCATATGAAATTCCATCTTTTTCAGCCAGAATGTCAATGCCATGATCTCCGCTTCCTGGTGTCCTTATAACGCTACTAAAACCGTTTTTATATAATAGGTCAGCGCAAAACAATTCGAAGTCATACCCATTCATACAATCAAAATTTCTGTTAGTAGTATTTGAAATAAAAGGCGTATTTTTCAGGTGTTCAAAGTCTTTTTGAGATAATCTTACTTTAAATGGAGCGGTGCCATGCGGCTTACTTACAATCTCCGAATTAATAAGTTCGTCCATTATTTTTGCTGCTCGTTCATAACTGATATTAAGTGACCGTTGTATCATGCCAATTGAAGCTTTTTGTCTTGATATTATCAATTTTAATGCGTTCATTGTTAGTGGATCATTAAAATTTAAATCAGGTTGTTTCCTGGTATTGCTCGTATTTTCTTTTCTTTCCAATTCTATAATAGATACATTAGGAGCATGTTCCTTTATAAAGTCGATAGTCTTTCGAATAGGTGCGTTTGCGTTGGCACTAAAATAGACCTTCTCATTTTTTTCTATGTGTGTAATGAAATTGATAAACCCGGAACGAAATTTTCCTGCATAATGATAACTAACCTGCTTTAATTCACTGTACTTGATCGCCCTTTTATTTCCCCAAAAATCAAGAATGCTTACTTCTGAATTTCCAACGTACAATTCCTTGCTTTTCCCTTTTATACTCATAGATTACCTTCTTCCTCCGCTTTGAGTCACATTGATTCCCATAAATATTTATTAATTTGCAAATACGGTTCAAATTTTATACGATAATTTTCAAAAGAAACGCCGTCCCCATAAATTTGGCGATAGCATTCCAATGCCTCTATAAGAAATTCTTCCGTGACATTTAAAAATTCCGCAGTATCATTTAGAGTATTGCAACCGTATTCATAGGCTTTGATAATATTTGAAATTCCGACTTGTTTCTTATAGGCCCAAAGTCGAGCAACATATTCTTGCTTACGATTATTTGCGATATTTAAATTAAGTATATTTCCGCTGCTTGTATAATGATGTCCAAGTTCTTCAGCAAGGACGCAAGCTTTTTCGGTTTCGCTCAAAGAATTGTGAATAGCAATATTTCCATCTATGTATAATCCCTTAAGCTCAGATACTTCCGAAAGATCTAACTCTTGTATATTCAAATTTTCATTTTCAATTTGAAGTTCCTCATAAGTCAAAATCAATCACTCCCTTTATTTGATCTGGCAGCTAATAACAATTTTTTAAAGTCGTTTATTTTATTTAATTCTTCCTGTGTCCAATTTGTGTTCTTGTGCGCGGCAATAGTTTGAGGCTCGTTATCAACAACGTCATCATCGACTAAGTAGTCCAAACTGCAATCAAAACTCTTTGCTATTTTTTTTAATGTAGATAACTTTATATTGTCTGAACCCTTTTTGTAAAATCCATCAATAGTCGTATATGGGATTCCTGATATACGAGACAGCTCCGACTTATTCATGTGATTCTTTTCCATTAGCATATCTAATTTTTCTGTAAACGTCATATAACTAACCTCCTTATAAAATGAATATACAACATTTCTATTACTTTGTAAAGTAAAAAAATACCCTGTGAAATAAAAAAGCAACACTTTAGGGTTGACATATTACGATGTGGGGTATATAATGCAAATGTATTACGATGCAGGGTAACAAACGGAGGTGATAGAATGTTTCCTAATTTAAATGCTGAGTTGGCAAGACGAAAGTTAACTCTGAAAGCATTGTCCGAAATGACAGCAATTAACTATGAAACCTTAAAAAACAAAGCGAACGGAACCACCGAATTTAAAAGAAACGAAATGTATGCAATTAAGAAAAAAGTTTTTCCTCAGTGTACAGTGGATTATCTTTTTTCTGAGGGTAGCACAGATGAGAAAGGAGCGTGAGAAAAATGTGGACAATCATATTCGTCGCTACTACATTGATATGCGGCATCGGTTGGCTGACAAGGTATGTATCTTGTGCGGCATTGATTTATTACATGAACAGGAAAGGGTACACCCCTCCAATGGATGAAGAGCTGAAGGAATGCACCCAATTTGTAGTGATGAAGATTTTTAGACGGTAATTCCGAGTTGTTAACGTTTTGATAAGGAGATTTCACCATAATAAGAAAAAGTTTACCAGACAAGAAAGGAGCGTGAGAACATGACAGACAAACAAAAAGCGGCCGCCTATGCCACCTACACCCGCCAGCGAGTAGAGAATGTTCGAGCAATTATCGGTGAACATAAGGCTCGCAGAAATATGACCAATGCCAGAATCGCGAAGGCAATCCATATGCCACTAAGGACGTTTGAAAAGCGAAAAATGGATCCAGGCCTTTTTAAACTGGAAGATTTATGGCTACTATGCGAGGCTTTAGGTGTACCGGAGGAACAGCGAAAGACCATTATGTAAGGAGGTGATACCAATGCACAAACGTTACAGTAACGGCCCGCGAGTGGTCCGTCAGGCCAGAGAGGCCGCAAGCGAGAGAGAGGCGGACAAGCAGGTAGAACGCATGACCAGCCTGATGGTGTGGATGACATACGGATGGATTGTTGCGGCCGGGGCGTTTTTACGGGCGGCCGGATGGATGTGAGGGAGGAGGGACAAGGATGCTTAGAACTACCACAAAAGAGATTCTGCTGACAGAGCTATCGAATCGGAAACCAGAGGAGATCCGCTTGAGCTTTGCAATCGGATGGATGCGGGCAGAAGAAAACTTGTTGTACACAAGCGAAGAGGTTTTGAGATTGCTAGAGGCAATTGAAGGAGAAAATGAGCCCACCGGCGGCGAAATGGATTTGATAGGAGGAGAGAATCACAATGAAAAATATATTTGAAAGCGATAAATTTGATACCCAGGTTATTGCCCAAGGTGCATGTCTGGATCACCTGAACGACAAAACCTACACAATCGAGACCGTAACATTCCGGCTGAACCATGTTGCCTTGAATGCCTGGTGTCGTTCGGAAACAATGAACTCCCGTGATTGCTATGAGACGGATAAAGAGTGGGAAGAGCATCAGGAAAAGTATAAGGCGAAGCGTTTCAATGTGAAAAAGATGATTCTGGAAAGCTTGAGGATAGATGCAGAGCCGGAACAGGTATCAATTTGTCAGGTGGTATCGGAAGTGTTTACGGCTGTACATATATCAGAGGTCGGGGACGGAGAAGAAAAAGAACCTGCCGGCGGCAACCGGACAGGCTCAGATACATAAAAAATTTCACACCCTTATTGTAAGGGATATCGAGGAGGATTGCAAGAATGAGTTATTACAATGTATGTCCACGCTGTGGTTCGCATCTGGATCCGGGTGAGTTATGCGATTGCAAGGAGGAAACGGAATGCCGGTCAGAAAGTACAGATTCAATAGCCGTGAGGAATGGCTACAGGCCAGAAAAAATCACATCGGTGGATCGGATGCCAGTGCCTGTGTCGGCATGAATCCCTACAAGGATAATGTGCAGCTATGGGAAGAGAAAATAGGATTGGTTATACCGGAGGATATTTCGGACCGAGATTATGTTCTGTATGGGACAAGGGCAGAGGAATACCTGCGCGGCCTCTTCTCTCTTGACTTTCCAGAGTACCGGGTTTTGTACGACGATAATAATATGTATCTAAATTCGGAATATCCGTGGATGCATGCGTCACTCGACGGGGAGCTGATTGATACAGACGGCCGCCGGGGAGTGTTGGAGATTAAGACCACCAATATCCTGCAGAGCATGCAGAAAGAGAAATGGAATAACCGGATTCCGGACAATTACTTCTGCCAGGTACTGCACTATCTGGCAGTGACTGAGTATGATTTTGCAGTTTTAAAAGCCCAGCTAAAAAGCGAGTGGGGCGGTGAACTGCGAATCACTACAAAACATTATTTTATTAATCGAAAGGACGCCTGGGAGGACATCCGGTTTTTGGTGGACGCTGAAAAGCGGTTTTGGGACTGTGTAGTTTCAGGACGCCGGCCAGATCTGATTCTCCCTGCGATATAGGAAGAAGATATGGAACTTAGAATATATAATCCGCAGGATGACGGATTTATACAGAAAATAGAGTGGAATTTTGAGGAACTGAAAAATGAAATCACTGTGGCCTCTGAGGAGTATGCAGTGTCGGTATACACGGATGATGCCATCAAGGCAGCCAAGGCGGACCGCGCCAAACTGAACAAGTTTGTGGACGCGATGGAGGCGAAGCGCAAAGAACTTAAGAAAAAGGTCATGGTGCCTTATGAGCAGTTTGAAAAGGAAGAGAAGGAACTGGTGGCCATTGTCCAGCGGGCCATCGACAACATTGACACCCAGGTGAAAGATTATGAGCGTCGCCAGCGGGAAGAAAAGACAGCGAAGATACGGGAATTTTATGATGACAATATCCATGACATAGAAAGATATCTTCCTTTCGAGAGGGTTTTCAAACCGGAGTACGCAAATGCATCCATGACCATGAAGTCCGTAAAGGAGGATATTCTGAAGGTAATTCAGAAGGTGGATGAGGGACTGGCCATTCTGAACGAGGTGGACAGCCCCTATGCGGGAGACATGAAAGAAGTCTTTTTGCGCACATATGATATTGGTCAAGCGATTGCAGAGCGGAACCGCCTGGAGGCAGCTGAGCAGAAGCGAAAAGAATATGAGGCGGAACGCGCAAAGGCCAAGGCGGAACAGGAGGCCAGAAGAAAGGCAGAGGCCCAGGCCGTAATGGCAGCAGGGAAGAAGCTGGAAGAGAAAACCGCAGAGCCGGAGAGTCAGCCAACTGCAGTACCTGTCCCGGCGGTTGAAACAGTGGAAGAGCCGATTCATGTCCTGGATTTTCGTGTATATGCAACTCCTGTTCAGTTGGCAGGATTAAAACAGTATCTAAAAACTAACGGCATCCGGTTCGAGCCGGTACCGAAGCAGTAAGAGGAGGATAAAACAATGGCAGTAGGAAACAGCTTGGCAAGCAGAGCCCCTAAACAGGGGCTTACCGCCTACTTGACACAGGATGCGGTAAAAAACCAGATTAACAGCGTGATTGGAGGAAAGAACGGCAGCCGTTTTATCTCCAGTATTGTATCTGCCGTACAGGCGACGCCTGCGCTGCAGGAATGCACGAATACTAGCATTTTAAGCGCGGCTCTTTTGGGGGAATCCCTGAATCTTTCGCCCAGCCCGCAGCTTGGACAATACTATCTTGTCCCCTATGACAACCGAAAGAAGGGAGCCAAGGAGGCTCAGTTTCAGCTTGGATACAAGGGATATATTCAGTTAGCCCTTCGTTCCGGACAATATAAAAAGCTGAATGTAATGGCTATTAAAGAGGGAGAGCTGATCCGGTTCGATCCACTGAATGAGGAAATTGAAGTGAATCTGATACAGGACGAAGAGGCCCGTGAGGAAGCACCAACTGTTGGCTATTATGCGATGTTTGAGTATCTGAATGGATTCCGCAAGTCCATCTACTGGAGCCGGGAAAAGATGGTAGCGCACGCAAAGAAGTTCAGTCCTGGATATCAACGTGACTTGGAAAAGGGAAGCCAGTATACGTTCTGGTCTAAAAACTTTGATGAAATGGCGTTTAAAACCATGCTTCGACAGCTGATTAGTAAATGGGGTGTAATGAGTATTGACATTGTCCAGGCGGTGGACGCAGATATGGCGGTCATCCGCGAAGATGGAACAAAAGAATATGTAGAAAACGAAGAGAGCTTTGTGGATACTAAGGCAGCGGATGTGGAAACCGAAGAACTGGTCGGAGGAGAACACCAGGAGCAGGAAACGGCGTCAGAAAGTGATGTAACAGCCAGTTTCTTTTCATAAAGCTTCAGAAAGGAGGCAAGCATGGCAATCACATTTGACAACATCGGAAACGGTGAACTGGCCGGCATGTTCCGGGTGGCTCTGGCGCAGATAGGCCAGAACATCATGGACCCAAACATGGATCCGGAAGCGGCCAGAGGAATGACAATCAATATTAAATTTAAGCCCAGTAAGGCCGGAACAATTGCAGCAACCTATGATATTAAAACAAAACTGGCAGGACTGCAAAAATCAGAAACAACGTTTTTGATTGGACAGGATGCAAGAACCGGTCGGATAGAAATATCCGAGTATGGAAACAACCGGCCGCAGGTGGCGGCCTATGATACGGCCCCGGTATCGTCCCGGCAGCCGGCATCTGAACCGCAGGCTCAGGATTTTGACCCGGCCACAGGAGAGATTTATCAGCAGCCCGGGAAACCAATTGATTTAAGAGCAACCAATTAATCACACATAAAAAAGGAGAACAAACATGGAGAACTTAAAAGAAGCATTACAGTACGTTGTAGACCTGGGAAATGAGGCTGAGAAAACAGAAGTTTTGGAGATTTGCGGGAAGACATTCGCGAACCGGAACCTGACCCGCTACGACTGCACGGACAAGGCAAGGGCAATTACCGCCGCCACTCTGTCGTCTCTCGTGGACTATATAAGCGACTGCAACAATGAATTTCCCGATAACCGAAAGATGCTGATTCACATCGTAAGTCCTACTGAGGTCCGCTTGATGTCCGCTCTGGATGCCGAGAGAGAGCGTGAGACATTATTTGTTGTAAATGCGCAGACTTCTGAGTTTCGTTTCGACTACTGGTACGACCAGGAACGCTTTATGATTGAATTGCAGGCCAATTTTCAGAAGAATGGAGACCTGGACTTACTTACGAAGATGGCTGGAAATATTGAAAAGAAGAATGGACAGGCCTATGCAGATGATGGCATTTCTCAGGTGGCAACGATGACAGTTGGTGTGGCAGCTAAGGCAGATGTGATTGTTCCGAATCCGGTGGAGCTGATACCGTACCGTACCTTCCAGGAGGTAGCGCAGCCGGCCAGCAAGTTTGTATTCCGAATTGGCGACAAGGAGGTTCCGGCCTTCAAAATTGTGGAGGCTGAAAATAACATCTGGAAGAATGAGGCCATTGCAAATATTAAGGAATACTTGGCCGAAGCCTTAACTGAAATGCCGGACGAGATTAGTGACCGGATTGTCGTAATAGGGTAACAAGACCTTCTGTGGCAGTTAATATATCACGAAAATAATTGAATGCCACTGATGATACCAGGCCGGGGAATTGACCGCCCCGGCCTGTTTAAAAAGGAGAACGAGACTATAGATGGGAAA